TAAAGGCATATATGAAAAAGATTTTAAAGAAAATCGTTTACGCTTCAACCATATGGGAGTTGAAAAAGCACAAGACCGAAGACGAGGTTTTTACTGAGCAGGGCAAGACGGTATTAGCTACACTCAGTGGTTATGCTGTTACTTTAGGACTTGTGACCATATGGCTCTTAATCAACTAAAGGTATATTTAGGTTACTAAGATTTAACGGACTAAATAAAGATTTAACCCAGTAAGGATCTGACGAGAATCAGGTCCTTTTTGATTTGAAAAAGAAAGGAGGTAAGACATGAGCGGACAGAGGCAACCTATCGAGCTGGTCGTTGCCAAGGGTGCAAAACACCTTACCAAAGCGGAAATAGAATCAAGGCGTAGCTCGGAGGTAAAGCCTCTGGCCGGTCATATCGAGCCTCCTGCCTATCTGACTAAAGCCCAGCGGGCAGAGTTCGACAAGCTCGCCGGTCAGCTCCAGGCGCTCAAGATCATGGGCGAGACCGATATCGACGCTCTGGCCCGGTACGTCGTGGCTAATACGTTCTATATCAATGCCGTCAAGCAGATGAGGCGTAAAGAGGTCCGTACGGATCCCGAGCTCTCTCTCGAGTGGCTTAAGGTGCAGTCGAAATTTTTTGATCAGTGCAGACAGTCGGCTAACGACCTCGGTCTGACCATATCCTCACGGTGCAAGCTGGTCGTCCCGGCGACTGAGAAGCCCGAAGTCAAGGAAAACAAGTTTAAGAAATTCGAGAAGCGGGTCGTAAGTGAGTAAAGCGCCTTACGCTCCTTTATGGGACCGAGTGACAGCTCACGCTAACCGGGTGGTATCGGGAGCAGAGGTCAGCGGTCATTTACACTATCTCGCCTGTAAGAGGCATCTTGACGACCTCAAGAGGCAGAAAACAGACGATTTTCCTTACTACTGGGACCCGTCCAAAGCTGACGAGGTCCTGCAGTATGCCGAAACATTGACCATAGCCGAGGGCGACAGTCCGAAGCCGGTCAAGCTCATAGACGCCCAGGCGTTTGACATTGGCTGTACTTTCGGATGGCTCAAGACGTCGAATAACAAAAGACGTTTTCGCCGGCGCTATAAGAGTATGGCCCGGCAGAACGGCAAGACTTTTGAAAACGGTATTATGGGCACATATATCGCCGGTTTTGGAGGGTATAACTTCGGTAAGCTCTTTACCGTCGCCACAAAAAAGCGGCAGGCCCGGCTCGCCTGGGAGGAAATGTCGAAGTTTATCACTATCGACCCTGACCTCGGCGAGTATTTCGACGTCAAAGACTATAAATCTGTTATCGAATGTACTGAGACCAACTGCACGATAGAGGCCCTGTCAAAAGAGGCAGGCTTGGACGACGGTTTCCGCTCCATATACGCCTCAATCGACGAGATCCATCAGCACAAAGATAATAAAATCTATAAAGCGTTATATAACGGCACTCGTGCACTCCCGGAGACTCTTGTCTCCATGATCACGACGAGAGGCGACCGTCTTAATTCCTTTTGTAAGGAGATGGACGACTACGCTATTAAGGTCCTCGAAGGTCTTGCGACCGCTGAGGACTTTTTTATTGATATCTATTGCCTCGACCCGTCAGACGACATTTGGGACCCGGCAAACTGGATTAAGGCCAATCCCTTTATCTGTGCTCCGGGCAACGAAGAGCTCTTTAAGGTCCTGCAGACTGACGCTCAGACGGCCCGGGACATGGGTGGCTCGGACCTCCGAGACTTCCTTACAAAGTCCCTCAATATGTGGGTTGAAAATACCGACGACAACTTTATCAACAGCGAGAAGTGGAAAGCCTGCGGCTCTGATCGGACGCTCGAAGCGTTCCGGGGCCGTAAATGCTGGGTCGGTCTCGACTTATCCAGTGGCGGCGACCTTACGACTATCGCCCTTGAGTTTGATGAGGAGGACGGGAAAGAGTATTTCTATTCTCACTCTTTCATGCCGAGAGGCAGACTTGAGGAACACATAGAGACGGACCTCGCGCCTTATGACCTTTGGGAGCAGATGGAGCTTATAACCGTCACGGGCGGGAGCGGCGACTTCAAGAACGACTATAAGTTTATAATCGCCCATCTTGCCGAGCTGAGAGATACCTATGAGCTTGAGTTTCAAGCTATCAGTATCGACCCGCACAACGCCGACGGCATCCTCTCAGACCTCGAGGGCTTCGATTGTCCTGTCATTGTTATTACCCAGTCGGCGCGAAACCTTAACGACGCTACGGTAGATTTACAGCTGCTCGTGAAGAGTCTGAGCGTCGAGTACAACGTCCACAACGAGCTCCTTACTTGGAGCTTCTTAAATGCAAAGCTCGTCAGAAACTCTTTCGACGAGGTCAAAGTAGACAAGCGTCCCGGTCAGCGCTTCAAGCGTATTGACCCGGTCGATGCCTGCGTAGACGCCCATGCCGGCAAGCTCAAGTGTAAGACTGAGGAAAATATTAACCTTGAGTCTCAGCTTGAGAGCTATCTCGCCGCTATGGGATGGAAACAGTAAACCCAATCACTCGGAGGCGAACGATATGAATTTTTTTGATAAGCTCCGGTTATTTGTCCGGGGCGGCGTGAAAAGCGTGAGGCTCGGAGGCTCTGACCCGCTCGATCAGTGGCGGGAGCTTGCTGCCTGGCTCGGTATATCGGACGTCCCGGAGGACGCACGTAGCGAGGCTACTTACTTCGCCTGTATGAAAGTCCTTTCTGAGTCGGTCGGAAAACTGCCGCTCAAACTTAACAGACATACAGACAGAGACGGTATAGCTTCGGCCCGCGACCATCCTCTGTGGTACGTCGTGCACGACCGGCCTAATCCTTATATGCCGGCCTCGCTCTTCTGGTCCACTATGGAGTACAACCGTAACCATTACGGCAACGCCTACGCATGGATACAGGGAGCGGGACGCAAGACCAAGCTCTGGATCCTGCCGAGTACACAGGTGCAGGTCTGGTACGACAACGCCAATGTGCTCCCGGATGCTCCCGATATCTTCTATCTCTATACAGACGACCGGGGACAGGTCCACTATCTCGGCTCCGAGGAGGTCCTGCACTTTAGGAGCTCTAACACGCTCGACGGCCTCGTAGGCATCCCGGTACAGGAGCAGCTTGCGGCGACCATACAGGGAGGACTGAGGTCCCAGGGGCTTCTTAATAATCTCTACGAGACAGGCTTTACCGCCAAGGCGGTACTGCAGTATACCGGCAGTCTGAATGATCAGAATGTTAAGACATTCACCAAGGGCATTGAGGACTACGCCAGGGGGCGCTTCGGCAAGGATGGCGTGAGGAGCATTATCCCTATTCCGCTCGGGGCTACGCTGACGCCGCTCAATACCAAACTGGTGGACAATCAGTTTCTTGAGCTGAGACAGTACAGCGGCCTGCAGATAGCGTCTGCTTTTGGCATCAAGCCCTATCAGATCGGAGACTATACCAAGTCGAGCTTTGCCTCTGCAGAAGCTCAGCAGCTTAGCTTTCTGGTCGATACGCTCCTGTACATCCTCAAGCAGTACGAGGAAGAGCTGACCTATAAGCTCCTGTCCAGAAAAGAGGCCGACGAGGGCCTTTACTTTAAATTCAATGTTGACGCTATCCTCCGGGCCGACTTTAAGACCAAAGTCGAGACGCTGAGTAAGGCAACGAACAGTTTCCTTATGACGCCTAACGAGGCCCGTCAGAAGCTCGACCTTGAGAAACTGCCGGGAGGCGACAAGCTCCTTGGCAACGGCGCGAGTATCCCGGTCGAGCTGACCGGCTCTCAGTATACAGATGGACTTGTAACCGACGACTCGAAAGGAGGTGAAGAAGAAAGTGGATGAAGAAAACAGAAAAGACGACGTGATCGAGGACGGTATCCTTTCCAAGTCGGCGGTAATCGAGCCGGGAGAGGCAACCGAGGCAGAGCTGAAACAGATCAATAAGTACACGTTGGCGCCTCTTAAGGCTGAGGATGTGTTTGTCTTTAAGTCTGTTATCGGCGACAACGAGGTAGACGACCGCAACGGCGAGCCTTTCAACCTCAGGGCTCTTAAGGACATGGAAAAGCTCTATCCGGGCAGGACGGTCCTTAAGGACCACAGGCGGCAGGCAGACAATCAGGTCGCCCGCATTTATGCGACTGAGCTCGTTACTGAGCCCAAGCTGACCGGAGCAGGCGAGCCCTTTACAAAGATCGTTGCAAAGTCCTACATGGTACGGACCGCCGCTAATGCGGACCTTATCAAAGAGATCCAGGGCGGTATCAAAAAAGAGGTCTCGACAGGTGTAAGGCCCAAGAGACTGATCTGTAACATTTGCGGCTCCGACAACATGAAAACATACTGCCCGCACTGGCCGGGACGCGAGTATGAGAAAGAGGGCGGTAAAACGACCTGTACTCTCACAATCGACGGCGTCAAGGAGGCTTACGAGCTGAGCCTTGTAGCTATTCCCGCCCAGCCGAGAGCAGGCACGATCAAGCACTACGGCCCTAAGCCCGAGCCCGAAAAGGCCGGGGAAGAGGCCATGGCTCCCAAGGTGGACGAGAATACGCCCGCCGAAGAAAAACAGGCAGAAACGCCTAAATCAACCGAAATTGAGGACGCTATCGACGAGCTCAGAGTTCGTGAGGTAGAGTCCTTTATTTTTACCAACAAAGCAATCTCTGATTCACACATGGAGGAAAAAGAATGAATAAGAGAATGAGAGAGCTCCTTGCTCTGATTGAAACAAAGACCAAAGAAGCCCGGTCCTGCATGGATGGCGAGAACAAGGATGTCGCAAAGGCTAAGGCGCTCCTGGACGAGGCAGATCAGCTCAAGGCCGAGTACGAGGCCGAGCAGAGGCTTTACGAGGCTGAGAAGCAGGAAGCCAAGCAGAATCCCGGAGCAGAAGAGGCCGCTAAGTCTACTGCTAAGGCGTCTTACGCCGATATCGTCAAGGCGTTCGCCGCTGACGTCCGTAATGGCTTCAAGACCAACAACGTGGCCCGGCTGATCCGCAAAGAGGGCGAGCTCGACGGCGTCATGACCGAGGGCGTGCCTGCAGACGGCGGCTACACTGTCCCCGAAGATATCAGCACCAAAATCGAAGAGCTGAGAGACTCCGAGTTTTCTCTGCTGAGACTGGTCCGTGTTGAAAAGGTCAAGACCAAGACCGGCGCCCGCACCTTTAAGAAGAGAGCACAGCAGACTGGTTTCCAGGAAGTCGCCGAGGGCGGCAAGATCGGAAAGGTCGCGGCTCCCAAGTTCGAGCGTCTGGCATGGGCTATTAAGAAGTACGCCGGCTACCTGCCCATCACCAACGAGCTGAGATATGACTCCGACGCCAACATTGTACAGGTCGTTATCGACTGGCTCGCCGGTGAGTCCCGCGTTACTGCCAACAAGCTGATCCTGGCTAAGATCGCCACAAAGACCGCTGTAGACCTCAAGGGCCTCGACGGTATCAAGAAAGCTATCAACGTGACTCTCGGCTCTGCTTTCGCCGGCCTGGTCACGATCGTAACCAATGACGACGGCCTGCAGTACCTTGATACTCTGAAAGAAGCCGCTGACTCCAACAAGTATCTCCTGTCTCCTGATCCCAGGGATCCCATGAAGTACCGCCTTTCCGTCGGCGCTCGCAGTATCCCGGTCGAAGTCGTTCCCAACAAGGATATGCCTACCGGCACTGGTAACAAGATTCCCTTTGTTATCGGCGCTCTGAAAGAGGCTATCGTGTTCTGGGATCGTCAGCAGAGATCTATCGCTGAGTCCGGCGTAGCAGCTATCGGCGACCTGAACGCCTTTGAGCAGGATCTGACTCTGTGGAGAGCAATCGAGCGCGAAGACGTCACTCTGAGAGACTCTGACGCCTTTGTAAACGGCTATATCGTTCCTCCTACGGAATGATCGCAAGGAGGTGAGCCATGGTCGTAAGCGTCCAGGAGGTCCTCGATTATCTGGGACTCGATGAAACGGACGAAATGACCGACCGTAATATCGCGTCCTTTATCGGCGTGGCCGACTCCTATCTCAAGGGTGCGGTAGGATACGACTATCCTCAGGACGACCCGAGAGCTAAACAGCTTGCCCTTATCCTGATCAATGACCTCTACGAGAACAGAGGGAGCATGGCTAAAGTCTCGACAAAGATTAAAACCTTTGTTACGACCTCCATGCTCCAGCTCACGCTCGAGTTAAGGAGGGATAAGGAAGATGGCAATTAGTAAACCGTTCATTATCCAGAGACTCGACCAGGCTACTGAGACCTGGTCGGACCTCTGGCGGCTCCATGCGAGCGTCAATAAAACCAAAGGCTCAGAGTTTGTAGAGGGCGGGGCAAATATGTCTCAGTCCACTAAAACGTTTGAAACGAGGTGGTTTAAGGCACTCGAAGACGTGGACACTAACCGCGGGCTGTACAGGATCCTCTACCGCGGTCACACGTACAATATCGTCGATTATGACGACTTCATGGAGTCTCACATAAACGTCAAGATTACGGCGGTATCTTATGGCGACTAAGGTCAGTATCGACGGGCTCTCTGAGGCGATAGCCAAGGAGCTTGAAGCATACGACAAGTCAGTCAATGAGGGGATCCGCAAGGCCGTCGATAAGAGCATGAGGCAGTTGGTCCAGGAGACCAAAGGCACGGCTCCCGTCGGTCACAGACACAAGCATTACCGTGACAGCATCACGAGCAAGGTCACTAACACGAGCCTCCGGGCCTACGAAAAGACCTGGTATGTAAAGGGCTCGGACTACCGCCTTTCTCACTTGCTCAACAACGGTCATATGCTCCGAAACGGGGACCGCTATCCCGGCACGGGTTTCATCACAAAGGCGGCTGTCTCAGTCCTGCACGACTTTGAAGAGGCGATTAAGGAGGTTTGCGCTAATGGTTCATAAAATTCTCACGGGAGCGGGTTTTGTGCTTAATAAGACCTACCGGGAGACCCGTTTTCTCAAGCCTCCCAAATCGACCTATGCCGTCTACAACGATACCCAGTCCGTCAGAGGACCCGACAATATCAACGCTATCGTTTCTCATGAGGCCAATATCGAGCTGTATGAGTACGCTCCTGACTCTGCCGCTGAGGCCGCTATTGAGGCCCAGCTCGACGAGGCCGGGCTTGAGTATATCAAGCAGTCCCGGTACTGGCTCTCTGAGGAGCAGCTCTATCAGGTAATTTATGAGTTTAATTTCACAGAGAAGAAAGGAAATGTGAATTATGGCAACTCCTAAAAGAATCGTACTCGGCTCCGGTAAGCTCCATCTTGTAAAGTTTACAGGGACCGAACAGATCGCCAACGCGGCGGCAGTGATCGCACTGGCAACCGACGCTAATGTGCTCGGCTACATCAAGGGCGGGGCCTCTCTGGTCTATACGCCCACTTTCTACACAGCAACCGACGACCTCGGCTTTGTGACCAAGACCATCATTACCGAAGAAGAGTCCACTCTGAGCTCCGGTATTATGACCTTTAACGGTGAGACACTGGCTAAGCTGTCCGCAACCGGCAGAGTGACCGACGACGCTACCAACCACACCCGGACGCTTAAGATCGGCGGTGTGGGCAACGCCAACAACGAGAAGTACGTTATTATCTTCCATCACGAGGATAAGGTCGACGGCGATATCTACGTCTGTATCGTAGGTAACAACACGAGCGGCTTTACTCTCGCGTTTGCGAAAGACCAGGAAACCGTCATTGATGCTGAGTTCAGAGCGCAGGCCCAGGACGACGACGGCACTCTGATCATGTATATCGAGAAAGAGCCCACTGCTACCCAGGCGAGCGGCAACTGAGATCCTGCCCTTAATGGGCGTGTATAATTATTCATTTAAGGCGGAGGGCTTCGGCTCTCCGTCTTTTCGTAGATAAGGAGAAAGACATGAGTAACGTACTGGATTTTAACAAGGTTAAAAAGAATTTTCTGAGGGTCATTCTCCCGGACGAGCAGAGGACCGAAATCAGAGTCCTGACTCCCACAAAGAGCCTGCTTACTGAGCTTACGACCATGCTCCCGGAGGGAGGCGAGACGCCTACAGAGGACGATATCAACGCTCTGTATGCCTTTTGTGCGAGGCTCATGAGCCGCAACAGAGAGGGTCTTGCCGTAACAGGCGAGCAGCTCGCCGACTGTCTCGACTTTGAAGATCTTATGACTTTCCTCGACACTTACACGACCTTTGTCACGGGTCTTACAGACTCAAAAAACTGAAACTGCCCTACTATCCGTTAGAGGACAGGCAGGGCGGTCATAACTATGAAAACAGTTCCTACTGGGAGCATTTAGTCTCTCAGTATACGGGCCTTAATATCTTGGAAGTCGAAGACCTGGACTATATCGACTATCTCCGCTACAGAAGAGACGCCTTTATATACAGGCTCGATCAGACAGAAAAAGGCCGCGAGTATTTGGATAACGCATATCGTATAGAACAGACCGAGCCGGACCGTAAGAGCTTACGGGACCAGTTCGGCAAGGAGTAACCACTATGGCCGGTAACATCAGAGGCATCACCGTCGAGATCGGTGGCGACACAAGTAAGTTAGGTAAAGCGCTCGAAGCGTCCGAGAAAAAGTCCAAGTCTCTCCAAAAGGAGCTGACCGGTATCAACAGGGCGCTTAAATTCAATCCTGCAAATATCGAGCTTCTTACTCAGAAGCAGAAAGTCCTTACCGATCAGATAGACGCGACCTCTGACAAGCTGGATAAGCTCCGGGCGGCTGAGTCCTCTATGGCGGCTCAGCTCAAGAGCGGCAAGATCGGAGAGGACCAGTATCGGGACTTCCAGAGGGAGATAGTCGAGACTGAAAGCAAGCTCAGACACTACGCCTCGGAGCTGGATGCTACGGGCCGTAAAAAGACCGCGCTCGAAGAGCTCACAGATACCATGAGCGAGCAGGAGGCCGAGGTCGAAAGGCTCAAGGACGAGTATAAGAACGCCGTCATTATGTACGGCAAAAACTCGGACGAGGCTAAGAAGTTAGCGCGGCAGATTGACACTCTTTCGGGAGATCTGAAAGAGAATAAGAACAAGATGCACGAGCTCGACGACGCCGCCGATAAGCTCGACAACTCTCTCGAGGAGACGGGAGACAGCGCAAGACAGGCGTCTGAGGGCTTTACCGTCATGAAAGGCGTCCTTGCTGACCTTGCGGCCCGGGCTATTGAGCGGACCGTCGAGGGCGTGATTACTCTCGGAAAAAAGACCATTGAAACGGGCATGAGCTTCGAGAGCTCCATGTCCCAAGTCGCCGCTGTCTCGGGAGCGACAGGATCAGACCTCGAGGCTCTGACCGAAAAGGCCGAAGAGATGGGCTCAAAGACCAAGTTCTCGGCGACTGAATCGGCAGAGGCCCTTAACTACATGGCTATGGCCGGGTGGAAGACTGAGGATATGCTCAACGGCATTGAGGGCATTATGTCCCTTGCCGCCGCTTCGGGTGCAGACCTCGCCTCTACGTCCGATATCGTCACGGACGCCCTTACCGCTATGGGATACCAGGCGGGAGACGCGGGACGGCTCGCTGACGTCATGGCGGCGGCATCTTCCAACGCCAATACCAACGTCGGCCTTATGGGTCAGACGTTCCAGTATGCCGCTCCTATTGTGGGCGCCCTGGGCTATTCAATGGAGGATACTGCTACGGCTATCGGCCTTATGGCTAACGCCGGTATCAAAGGACAGAAAGCCGGTACTGCTCTCAGATCTATTCTGACGAGACTCTCAGCTCCTCCGAAAGAGTGCGCTGACGCTATGGCCGCTCTGGATCTTGAGCTGACCAACAGCGACGGGACCATGAAGACTCTCGGCGAGGTAATGGACATCCTCCGGGAAAAGTTCGCCGATATGTCTGAAACAGAACAGACCACGACAGCCAAGCACATAGCGGGACAGGAGGCTATGAGCGGCCTCCTCGCTATTGTCAATGCGGCGCCCGAGGACTACGCCAAGCTCCAGAAAGCTATAGAACAGTCCGACGGTGCGGCGGCAGATATGGCCGCTACCATGACCGACAATGTCGGCGGGGCCCTGACTCTGCTTAAGTCCAATATCGAGTCCAAAATGATTAAGACGTTCAACTCGGCGAAAGGATCCATCAAAAAATCCGTGCAGAGCATGAACGCCTCTCTCGATACTCTCGATTGGGACAAGGTAGGCGAAGACGTCGGAAAGCTCTCTGAAAAGACTGCAGACTTTTTTAATTACGTCCTTAAACACTCCGATCAGGTGCAGAGCCTCCTCAAGGGCGTAGGGGCCACTATAACAGGCGTTTTTGCCGTAAATACCGTGTCGAAGTTCGTTAACAGTCTGATAGACGTAAAGAACGGCGTCACGGCCCTGTGGGGCGTTATGGCGGCTAATCCCGTCACTATCGTAGCGGCAGGACTGGGAGCGGCGGCTATCGCGCTGACTGCTCTTAAGGAAAACGCCGAGGAGGCTATCGAGGCCGAGTATGGTCTGACGGACGCCGAGAGGCAGAGCGTCAATGCCTCCAAAGACCTCAAGTCTTCCTATGACGAGCTGGATAAGGCCCGCAAGGACGCAGTCGGGGGCGTCAATGCCGAGTACGGTCACATAGAAGAGCTCAAGGACGAGTATAACTCTTTACTTGACGCGAACGGGGACGTCAAGGAGGGCTACGAGGACCGGGCAGAATTTATTCTGACGACTCTCGCCGAAGCCCTGGGCGTGGAGCGTGACGAGATCCTTAAGAACGTGGACGCCAACGGCAGGCTCGGTCAGAGCATAGATCAGCTGATCGTCAAGAAGAAAGCCGAAGCGACTCTCGCTGCTATGGAGTCTTCCTATACCGAAGCGATCAGAGAGAGGTCCAAGGCGCTTGAGACCTATATGAACGCCCAGCAGACCTATGAGAGCGCCGAAAAGCGCTATCAGGACAGTCTCAGCGAAAGCGGGGACGTGCTCACTGAGTATAACAGGCTTCTCGAAGAGGCTCCTGCTTCGGCAGATAAATACTACTGGGCACATCAGGAAGTCATTAAAGGACAGCAGGCCGCTAAGGACGCCATGAACGAGGCCAAGGAGGCCCTTGGAGACGCTGAAGCTGCTTATGTCGGATACAATACGACCATTCAGAATTATGAGGGCCTTTCCTCCGCGGTCATATCGGGCGATACCGAAAAGATCGGACAGGCGCTCAGCAATCTGCAGTCTAATTTCATTACTGCAGAAACAGGTACGAGAGACAGCCTGCAGAGACAGCTCGACAACTACAGAGCCAATTACAAGCTCATGAAGCAGGCCGTCGAACAGGGTATGCCCGGAGTTACACAGGCCCAGGTAGACGCCGCCAAGGAGCTTGTAGATAAGGCAGAGGCAGAGCTTAATAAGCTCCCTCCTGAGGCCGGAGAGGCAGGACGTGAGGCCGGTCTCGATCATGCCTCTGGTATGGCTTCGACTGCAGGCGACAACGCCTCAGCGGCCCAGTCCGTAGCCGGTCAGACGGATGCAGGACTCAGAACAGGAGACGCCAAAGGGGCAGGCGTCAAGAAAGGCTCAGATTACGCTGCAGGCGTGAGCGGTACGGCAGGAGCGGCTAATAAGGCCGGTCAGTCGGTAGCGGGTCAGACCGCCGCCGGCATGGGTACGGCAGACGCTCAGGGCGTAGGCGCCCGCAAGGGTAACGAGTACGCTTCGGGCGTCAGAGGGACCCAGGGGGCCGCCTCAAGTGCAGGCCGCACGATTGCGGACGCCTCGAAGAAAGGGGCGGCAGGAGTTAACGCCTCCGAAACTGGTAAAACGCTCGGCTCCCAGTATGCCAGGGGAGTAAGCTCCAAGGGCGGCGAGGCAAGCTCTTCAGGTAAGACTCTGGCTAACAGGGCCAAAGGAGGAGCAGGATCAGTCAGCGCAAGCGGCTCCGGTCAGAATTTTGGCCAGGGCTTTATAAATGGTATCGCCTCCCGATTTGCGGGAGCTTTTAACAAGGCTAAAGAGCTTGCAAGGCGGGCTCTTGCAGGTCTGAGAGCAGGTCAGCAGGAGGGCTCTCCCTCCAAGCTGACAAGGCGGTCGGGCGGTTTCTTCGGCGAGGGCTATATCCTCGGTATACAGGAGAGGACCAAAGAGGCTATCAAGGCCGCTCGTGAGCTTGCCGCAAGGACCGTTAAGGCCCTGGGCGAGCCCGATACATCCAACGCCCTTAAGCTCGACGGTACAGTTATTGACGGGTCCAGTTTCGGACGGAAACTCGAAAATACATTTACGGTCAAGTCTGACGGTCTCGACGTCGGGGCCCTTATTGACCGCCTGGACAATCTCGAAAAAGCAGTGCTTAACCATAAGTCCGTGATCAAGCTCGACAATGGTGTGCTTGTCGGCGAGACCATAGGACAGATAGATACAGGGCTCGCGGGAGTCTACAGTCTTAAGAGGAGGGGCAACTAATGAATCTGAGAGCTATAAGATTTGGCGACTATCTCACGTCCGACGACGGCCTCATTCTTCATGAGAAGACCGTAGCGCCTGCAGTCCCGAAGACGACCTATATCTCTGTCCCGGGGCGGGACGGGGACTTAGATCTGACTGAGGCGTCGGGCGCGGTCCACTATCAGGACAGGCAGGCGTCCTTTGTTTTCTTACTGACTGACGGGACGCATGAGGACCGGGTCGCTCTGGTGACTAAGATCATGGGCCTTGTGCATGGGCAAAAGCTCCGTATTGTGGACGAGGACGATTATCCCGACTGGTACATGGTCGGGCGGTGCAAGGTCGAAGACGTCCAGTATCAAGCTGCCTATGCTGAGCTTCATATCTCAGCGGTCTGTGAGCCTTGGCGTTACAGCATCCGCAAGCAGGCCAAAGCCGTGACAGTATCGGACAGCTCCGAGACGCTTCTTGTCTCTAACAGGGGCTTTAGGGTCGTCTGCCCGACTCTTACGGTTACGGGCCAGATCACTGTTGACTACGGTACGGGCTCTGCAGAGCTCGAGACCGGGACTTATATGATCGCTGACCTCAAGTTAAAAGCCGGCCTTAATACCTTAGAGGTATCGGGGACCGGCTCTCTTACGGTTTCATTCCAGGAGGCAATTCAGTAATGTTTCGTATCTATGCGGATAATTTACTTATCTATGACAGCTCCCTGGACGACTACGTAATTACCAAGGGACAGATAGAAAGGGAGGTCAATAAGAGCGGGAAATTTACCTTTACGCTTTATTCTGACCATCCTTATTACGACAGGATCCAGGAGCTTAAGACCATTGTCAAGGTCTACAGGGACGACTCTCTGGTATTCCGCGGGCGGGTCCTTTCCTATGTAGACGGCTTCGACGCCGACAGGACCTTTACCTGTGAGGGAGAGCTTTCGTTCTTCGTAGACTCAGTCCAGCGGCCTTATGTGTTCCAGGGCAAGCCTGCAGACCTCTTTCGGCAGTTCGTAACGGCCCACAACTCACAGGTCGAAGAGGCCAAGCGCTTTACCGTGGGAGAGGTCACTGTCGAGGACCCTAACGACTATATTCGCCGCGAGAACGGCTCTCACGAGAACACGCTGACAAATATACAGGACAGACTTACAGGCTCTCTCGGGGGCTACATCACGTTCTCAGAGGGTCCGGGCGGGACCAGAGTTATCAACTGGCTCGCCGAGTACGGGAGCCTCAGCTCCCAAGTTATCCGCTTTGGTGAGAATCTTCTCGATTATGCAAGGACCCGCTCGGCAGAGAGTATAGCTACTGTCCTTATCCCGCTGGGCGCTCAGAAAGAGGACGGGACAAGGGTCACAATCGAGTCCGTCAACGGCGGTAAGGACTATATCGTTGACGAGACTGCCGCCGCCCGCTACGGGCTTATATGGGCCGTCGAGATATGGGACGACGTGACAGAGCCGTCTAATCTGCTTACAAAGGGACGGGCAAAGCTCTCAGAGTTGTCCTCCCTTATCACGTCCATTGAGCTGACGGCTATCGACCTCTCGGACCTTGATAAGGACATTGACGCCTTTGCGCTGGGCGACATGGTAAGAGTCGTAAGTGCTCCTCACGGTCTGGATGCTGTCTATATGCTGACAAAGCAGACCGTCGATATTCTCGCTCCGGAAAATAACCGGATTACACTCGGACACACCTTTGCGGGCTTTACTGACCGTACTGTTGACACTTCTCAGCTCAGCTCAAGGCTTGACACTCTCTCGGCAACCAAAGCGTCAAGGGGCGACGTCGAGGCCGTACAGAGCGAGGTGGCGGGCATCAGCGGTCAGATATCCGCTATTGAGGGCAGTGCATGGACAGGTCTTACTCTTAACTCGGAAGACTGGACAGCGAGTAAGCCGGTACAGTACAGGAGCGCTAACAGACAGGTCTTTATAACAGGAGCTATCTCTCCTGTCCTTGCCTACGGGGCCAGTGCTGCAGAAGTCGAGTTTGCCTCTGGTATCCCCGAGGCGCTTCGGCCCGCGGCCAAGGTCAAGGTCCTGCAGTCGGGCGAGGACCTGTTTACATTTCTTATTACCGTCCGCTCAGACGGGACTCTTGCTATCTCCAAGTACAGTGACCCGTCGGGCTACGGGGCTATGTCTCCCAGTACAATTTATGAGTTTAATCTCTCATACAGTATTTGAGGAAAGGAGGTATAGACCATTGTCGGATACGATTATCGTAGCTCTGATTACGGGAGCGGTAACACTGATCGGTACGATCATCACGGTCATGGCGACGGCGTCAAAGACTGACAGGACGCTCGCCATCAATCAGGCCGTTACCGATACCAAAATCGACGAGCTGACAAGGGAGGTCCGTGAGCATAACGGTTTTGCTCACAGGATCCCCGTCATTGAAGAACAGATTAAGGTCATTAATCACAGGATTGACGACCTCGAAAAGGAACAGGCTAAAGGAGGAAACGCATGAAAGCAAAAATCAAGACTGACACTATTGTAAGGACCATTGTCCTTGTTCTCGCTCTGCTTAATCAGATCCTCGCCATTAAGGGCAAGGAGGTCCTGCCGGTGACAGAGGACGAGGTCTATCAGCTCGTCTCTCTCGTGGCCACTATCGGCGCCTCTCTCTGGGCATGGTGGAAGAACAACAGCTTTACAGAGCCCGCACTTATGGGCGACCAGTTAAAGGACCAGCTCAAGCAGGAGGTTCACGAGAGAAGATGATCAAGTTTTATGTCCCGGGCTTCGGTACTCCCAAAAAGCCCGACGACCGTCACGGGGACGCGCAGGTCCTTTCTGACGGGGCATATACGCTGGTCATTGATGGCGGCGACGCCACAATGTCAGACAAGCTCATTACCTGGCTCAGGGCCCAGGGCATGAAAGAGGTCTGTCTTGTGGTAAGCCACTGGCACTATGACCACTATCACGGCATTGAGCGGATCATTAAGGACAAGGCGTTTACAGTCAGTAAGCTCTACTGTCCGAAGCCGTCCAATCTCGTTCCGGGGCTTTCAAGTAAGTGGGCCGGTGATATCCAGTCTGAAATCAACGCCGCCGGCAGGATCATAAGCGAGGCCAAGGACAGAGGGACAGAGGTCGTCTATCTGACAAGAGGGGACGAGGTCACGCTCGGAGACATCCGCTTTAAGGTGTATCTCGCCCAGCCGAATAAATGCGCGAATGACGACGCTCACGCATGGGCCTTTGTCAATTATGGGTCCCTCTGTCTGTATTTCCCGGACCTTTGCTATCTGACAACAGGAGACGGGCCCGAAGCCATTAAGGACGCCGTTGCCTACTTCGGCGGGCCGGTCAAGTGGTTCAAAATCCCTCATCACGGTAACGCCTGCACTCAGTCCAATACGGCGGCCTGCAAAGCGGCGGGGGCGGTCCTTGCGTGGTACAACGGCCTCGAGCCTCAGGGCCCTGGGACTACTGCCTTTACCCAGTACGGAGCGAGACGCTGTAAGCAGGCCGGTCTTATGGTATGGGACACTATCGGCGAGATCAGCGGCAGAGCAGACGCGGGCCGTCTTACACTGACCCATAACGGGACGACTTACGTCGAAAATATTCCTTATAAGAAAGGAGAGGTAAAAGTGCCTACACTCTACGGTATTGATATTGCAAGCTATCAGGCCGGTATCGACCTTGGCAAAGTGCCCGGCGATTTCGTGATCGTCAAGGCGACCCAGGGGACCGGCTACGTCAATCCTTACTTTACAGCTCAGATCGAAAGCGCCATCAAGGGCGGCAAGCTCATCGGTCTGTACCATTACGCCGGCGGCAACGATGCCAGGGCCGAGGCCGAGTATTTCGTCAGCAAGATCACAAAGTATCTGAAGAGCGCTGTACTCGTCCTTGACTGGGAGAGCATCCAGAACAGGGCGTTTAATAAGAGTATGGTCTCCTGGTGTAAGAAATGGCTCGACAGGGTCTATGAGCTGACAGGCGTCAGGCCGCTTATCTACATGAGCCAGTCTGTGACCAACTCCTACGACTGGTCGAGCGTAGCGAACGATTACGGCCTTTGGGTCGCCGCATATGGCTCCAACACTGCCACCGGCTACAAAGAGACCTACGCCTACGGCAAGACCGGAGCGTGGAAGTATCCCGCGATCTTCCAGTACACGAGCAACGGTCAGCTTGCCGGGTGGAACGGCCGACTGGATCTCAATATCGCCTACATGGATAAAACCGCCTGGGGCAAGTATGCAGATCCCGGCGTCGTGCAGGAGGCCGAGACTGAGACAATGAACGAGCCGAAGCCTGCGGCGGTCGAGACAAGGACCGTAACGGTAACGCTCCCGGTCTGTAAGCTCGGCTCTGAGGGGATGCCGGTCAGACTGATCGAGGCCGCTCTCGGAGCAGAGATGGAGGGAGTAGAAACAACGACAACAGGAGTATTTAACGACGAGCTGGACGCAAAGGTTAAGGCTTTCCAGGCGGCTCACTCGCTGACGGTCGACGGCATCGTCGGCGGGGCAACATGGCCGGCGCTCCTTGGCTCCTGGAAGTAACTCGCCAACTACTTACACAATACTTAACCAATAACTCGCCAAAAAAGGCTGGGGGACTTCAATCCCTCGGCCTCTTTTTTATTGTTCTTAAACCAAATCTTATACCAGTTCTTAAACTAGCTTAAACCAATCCTCAACTAATCCTCGTCTTCCAGGAGCTCCCAAGGAGCACAGTCGAGCTCTTCGGCCATCTTACAGACCGTGATCGCGGCGGCGCCGTTGATATGAAAAGCAACGAAAAACCTCCCGGCCCAAAGGGAGGAGGCCAGGAGGAAAAAGGGGAAATCATTGATCAGTTACATTATACCATCATCATTAAATCATTCCAACAGATAACCTTTGCTAATACATACGTGTTACGTAGGAATGATTACGTAAAATTCCAGTAAATCTCTATGTTGTCTCCGTCGAGCACTATCTTTCTGATCAGAGATGTAAGGACCAGCCGTATCTCGGTCAGGTCGCCTCGATCTATCACGTCTCCGAAGCTCTGGACGAGCTGAGCCGCCTCGTCTGTAGGTATGGCTCCCTCCGGGGTGGTCATGGCCTTAAGCTCTGCCTCGAGCTTGTCCCGCCTCTCGGCCAGGGGGCGTATCTTGGCATCCACCTCGGACAGGGACAGGGAGCCGAGACTGTACAGATCCATGAGGCGGGATATCTGGGAGCTGAGGCCCGTCACTTCGGAGCGTATGAGCTGGGCCGAATCCGTGGCTTCTCGTTCCTCCTGGGCCCGCTTCTTTTCACTGGTCAGATACTCCGGGTCTGTCCCGAGCTTTCGGATCTCATTAAAGATTACGGCCTCCAGCTCGTCCGTCTCCCAGTTCTTATTATCGCAATGGTCAGCCGTGATCATGGTCTTACACTTCTTGCTCTTCGTATAGCACATATAGCAGACCTTTCGGGTCCCGTCGTTCCGTTTCATCCATCTTTGGCGGCCATACTTGGCGCCGCATCTGCCGCACCAGAGGAAACCGGTAAGCGGCGAGACGTGATTGTTTGAGGACGTATAGCTCTCGGCCCGGAGCTGTAGAAGCCGCTGGGCCCTGTCGAAGACGTCCCTCTCGATTATAGGCTCATGCCTGCCGGCATACCATACGCCCTGATAAAGGACCTCTCCGATATAGGTCCTATTGGACAGGATCCGACGGACCGTCTGAGAATACCAAGGGCGGCCTCGGTGATAGAGACCTTTCTTATTAAGCTCCGCTGCTATCGTGCTTATGGGCCTGCCCGAAAGGAAGTCGTCGAAGATGGTCCTTATCAGCATGGTCTCGTAGGCGTTCGGGACAAGGAGCTTGTTCACATAGTCGTAGCCTACAAGAATCTGCTTACCTGTATAGTAACCGTCCTTAGCTCTGCCGACTTTGCCCAGGAGCATACGCTCCTTTATCGTCTCCCGCTCGAGCTGAGCGAAGACCGCAAGGATCCCTATGGTCGCCCGGCCAAAAGCCGAAGCCGTATCAAAATTTTCGCTCATGCTGACAAAGTCGACGCCGTTCTTAAGGAAGACGTCCTCTATCAGATAGAGGGTATCCTTTTGGGAACGGCTCAATCGGTCCAGCTTGTAGACGAGGACCTTGTCAGTCTGTCCGGCCTCGACCGACCGGATCAGCTCCTTAAGCCCTGGGCGCTCCAACTTGGCGCCGCTGTATCCCGGATCAGTACAGACCCGCACTACAGTCCAACTCATGGCGGCGGCGAAAGCGGTCAGTCTTTCGGTCTGTTCTCCTATAGAGTATCCCTCCTGTGCCTGTTCTGCCGTGGATACTCTCACATAGATAATTACTCTCATTCTGTCCTCATTTCTTCGGGCATAACAGAATAACAAAAAAATCGCCTACTCCTTATATATTTTTATTTTTCTCTATATATACTTATATATATCTATATATATTTATTTATTATAGAAATTAATAAAAATAATGTTATTCTGTTATATAGGGCCGAAAAATGGCGTAAATAAGCCATTCTTGCCATAACAAAAACCATAACAAAAACTCATTTCATAACAGAAAGTTTTTGTGATATATAAGTTATAGAACAGCTATATCACAAAATCTGAGCGAGAAAATTTCAGTTTTTGTTATGGTTTTTGTTATAGATTCTGTTATGCTCTTCGTTCATTTCTTAACGCTTTTCCGTTCGTCTTACTCCAATTTCAAGACCAATCTCAAGCACGTCCAGGACCTCGTCGATCTGCTTTTGGTCCAGGGGACGGCCCTTAACGGCCAGTCCTTTAGTCGCCCTGATCCGGGCCGAGAAAGCTTCAAACTCTACCAGCAAGTCGGTTCCGCTGCCATGGCTCATCTTGGATACAGGTACGATCTGGCCGTCGGCCAGCGCGTCCGCACTGATCCCGAGCCCCTGGCATATCTTAAGCACGTTCGTAATACTCGCATTGTCCAAGCCTCTCGAGAGGATGGTCGCAAAGGTCGAGTAAGGCATTTCTATATACTGGGTAAACTCTCGGATACTTTCGAATCGCATCAGAATATATTCTCTTAATTTCTGCTCAGTGGTCATGGCAAGCACCTCCTTTTCTTCATACTAGCATAAACTGACGAAAACTCAATAAACATTGACTGTTAATCGTTAATTCTGACGAAAATCTATAAACGAGTTATGAAAAGTCGAAATTCATTGTTGACAATCCGTCAATCGTCTGCTAGGATGCTGATTATCGGATATCCGATAGCGCCTCACGCAGAGACGACAACAAGGAAAAGGAGGTAAGAACGAAGAAATGTATCCTAACTTAAATGCCGAGATGGGACGTCTGTTCATGTCAGGGCTTGCCCTGGCTAATCTGACAGGCATCCCGTACTCGACACTCAGCCCGAAGCTGGCCGGCAGGACGCCGCTCAAGCTCTCGGAGGCTATCGCTATCAAGCGGGCTCTTAAGGTGGATATCCCTCTTGAAACTCTCTTCGAGGAGAAAGAGGGCGACTTCGGCGCCGAGACCGGCGGTATGGAGTAATGGTTATCCACATCCTCAGAGACGGGACACGTCTCGACGATATCAGCGGTCATATCGTGAAAGGCCAGGAGGCCGAGGCCGTCTACAACTTAATGGACACTATCAACAAAGGAGAACAGCATGAGCAAAAAGTTGAAAGTAATCATTAAAAGACCCGACGAGCGTTACGGTCACGTTACCTATATAAGCCCGTCTCTCGAGAACCTGCAGAAAACGGTAGGCGGTTATATTCAGAGCGTCGAGCTGGGCCTCAGTAACATGATCCTCTGTGACGAAGAGGGCAAGCTCAAAGGCAAAGAGCCTAACTTCAAGATCTATCGCCCGTACTATCACGACACTATCGTCGGCACGGCTATCGTGATCGGGACCGACGGCGAGAATTTTGCTGATACGACGGTCAGCCTGGACGATTGGAAGAGATACCTCAGAGAGTGGGGTAACGAGCCGTGAAGCGGGAAACAGCAGCAGGAGCGCTCTTTTTCTTCGGGATCCTTTGGGCCGCCGGGGCCGCTGACGCAAGCTCTGTCGGCCAGATCGGGACGGCGCTCTACACACTTCAGACCGTCGGGGCATTACTGCTCATGGTAACAGGGAGGTTTATTTATGGCGATTAAACAGGGTTCATTTATGGTAATCAAAGAGGGCGACGAGGTGCTTCGAAAAGGTGAGAGCGAGATTGGAGTCGTAAGGCACATTATTGAGGGCGTCGCTCTTGTCAAGTACAAGGAGAGACGGGAAAAGGTCCCGCTCGAAGAGCTGATTAAGTACGAGAGGCCCGCTATCAAGAGGGTAACGAGTGAGGACTACGACGCCGCTATTGACGCCTACAAGATGAGCCTCATCATTGAGGCCGGTCCGAGAGTAGACCTTAAGGACTTTCTCGACGTGATCGGAGAGATCGCCCAGGGAATCAAGAAACAGTTATTTAAGGAGGAAAAGTAACGTTAAAACTTTATGACCATCAGAAAGTAGCGCTTGCGTACCTCAGGTTTAACGACTCCTTTGCTCTCTTCATGGAGCAGGGCACGGGAAAAACGATACCGGCCCTTGCAAGGATCCTTGAGCTTGTAGTCAACGACCAGGCGGATAGGGCCCTTATCGTAGCTCCTAAGTCGGCGCTCGGTGCTTGGGAGCGAGACATGGAAAAGTTTTCTCCCGAGGCTCAATCATTCTTTGATTACAGGGTAGAGCTCGTTAATTATGATAAGGTCTGGCGGGATGATACCTACAATAAGCAGTATGACGTTATCGTTTTGGACGAGGCTCACTGTATCAAGAACAGGACCAGTAAAAGAGCTGCTTTCCTTTTAAAGCTCGCCTGCCGGGCAAAGTACAGATACATTCTGACCGGTACTCCGATCAGTAATGGCCAGCTTGAAAACATCTGGTCTCTGTACTGTTTCCTCAATCCCTACCTTTCGAGGGGGCGGGTATACTCCAACATCTTTAAGGACTACATGACAAAGGTCGCCAAGGGAGACTATGTCGGGTCATATACAGAGTTCTCTAAGCGCTACTGCATTTTAAACCAGTACCACAAGCCCAGCTCCTACATTAACGTGAAAGAGCTGCAGAGCCTCATAGGTCAGTATTGCTATCGGGTAAAGAAAAGCGACTGCTTAGATCTTCCCGACAAGCTCCCGGACGAGATCGTCTACGTGGAGCAGGCCGAAAAGGTCCTTTATAAGAAGCTCTCGACAGAGTCGGCTCTTCTTGAGTACGAGATCCTTGCCGACAATCCTCTGTCCCGCCTGGTCAAGCTCAGACAGCTCGTAAACGGTCATATGCAGACAAAGGACGGTCTGCTCCTCTTCAACAGTAATAAGCTCCTGTATCTTTGTGAAATACTTCATGGATTTGCAGACGACAAGAAGCTCGTCATTTTTGCGGAGTTCAAGGAGTCGATACGTCAGATCGGGAGCCTCTGCCGCGAGATCGGTATGAGCTACGTCACTCTGGACGGAGAACAGAAAGACAAGACCATTTGGAGACAATTCCAGTCGGATCCGACGCTCCGGGTTATCATCTGCCAGTATCAGACGGCCTCTGCAGGTATCGACCTATACGCGAGCGATACGATTATCTACTACGAGCCGACACTCAGGAGCCAGCTCCTTGAGCAGAGCCGGGACCGTATCCACAGAAGCGGTCAGACACACAAGTGCTCATACATCCACTTACTCACAAAGGGGACCGTCGAGGTCAGCATCTATAGGGCCCTTGCCGGTTATTCGGACTTTTCCGAAAAGCTCTTTACTGAGTATCTGAGTACATACAGACGCACGTACACATAAATTTTTTTCACACGGTTATCGAAAATCCGATAATCACAAAAGGAGAGTATTCATATGGCGACACACAAAAAAGGTAAACGTATTCCTATAGATGCTGATAAGTTCCGACGGGTGATTGCGTCGAAAGGTTTAAAACTTGAGCATCTGAGCATAAGCCTCGGTTTCGCTGGATCTTATCTTAATAACAGGCTCAGAGATGCAGAACCTTCGTTACTTCCCGTTGTTGCTGATTTTTTGAAATCTCGTTACGGCATTTCCGAGGAAGAATATAGCCCGACGGAAAATGAGCCCGTCTGTGTTGATGAGATTCACGACGCTTTGGACTATGACAAGTTATATGACGTGATTTATCGGGCAATGAAAGCCGCGTTGCAGGAAACGCTTAATTGACAAAGGAGGATCAATATGGACTATACGAAACTGCAGACGGATATCCTCAAGGCAGCAATCGCCGAGGACCACCTTAAGAAAGTCAATCCTTTTCTCTGGAGCGACTGCGGCGACGATATTGCTATCGTGGTAGAGGGCTATTATGTCGTCTTTATCCCAAAGACAGAGTTTTACCTGGACGCCGCCAAGGTCTTTAAAAAGGAGCCTATCAAAAAGGTCTATAACGAGACTGAGCTCCGCTATGCCTACCCGGCTTACGACACTCAGCAGTTAAGATATGTGGACCCGAAGAAGCCGCCGGTCAAGATCTTCAAGCTGGCCGACAACGTCTCAGACGAAGAAATCAGAATCAACCTCAATTTCTTCAAATACTTCGGCAAAGACTACGAGGCGTATTACTACAAGGGACACGGTAAGAAAAAGCCTCTGTATGTATATGAGAGCGGCGAGCACCTTGTAGGAATCCTCCTCCCGGTAAACTACTGATCCTATGAACATCCATATTTTCGACTTCGAGGTCTTTAAGTTCGACTGGATCGTCGTATTCAGAGACCCGTACACGACCGGCTCGTATCTGGTCATACATAATGATAACTACCATCTGAAAGAGTTCCTCGGCGCCCAGGGCGGCGTGATAGGGGGCTTCAATAATAAGCACTATGACGACTGGATTACAGAGGCAATTCTGAACGGGGGTGATAACGAGAGGATTAAGGACCTTTCAGACTTCATAATCGTCAAGCGCTGTAATGGCTGGGAGTATCCTTTCCTCCAGTACAAAAAGAAAACCTTTTACTCCTTTGACCTGAGGGACGACATAGCCGACGAGCATATGTCCGACCTCTCCCTCGGCCTTAAAGCTATCGAGGGCAACCTCTGTCTCCCTATCGTCGAGAGCTCCGTGCCTTTCGACCTTGACAGGCCGCTTACAAAGGAAGAGCTCGAGGAGGTCATACGCTACTGCAAGCACGACGTAGACGCGACCTGTATGCTCTTTAAGGCCCGTGAGGAATATCTGACCAGTAAACGCATTGTCGCCGAAATGTACGGCCTCAAGGTCGAGGAGGCCCTTGGTCTTACCAATGCAAAGCTCTCAGCTAAAGTCCTGGGGGCGTCAAGGGTGGACCGGACGGACGAGAGGGACTACGTCGTTCCCGACTGTCTCGATCAGAGCCTTATTCCGAAAGTGGTCCTTGACTTCTTTCTGCAGATAAGGGACCTGTCCATACCCGATACCAAGCTCTTTGGTTCGGGGCCCGGCTCCAAGGGCCTGACCTTAGACGTATGGGTAGAGACCAGTGCGGGCCGCTGTCCCGTAACTTACGCCTGGGGCGGGGTGCATGGAGCTAAGCCGGCATATCAGACCGAAGCGACAAAGGACCGGCTCATAGTCAACTATGACGTCAGCTCTCTATATCCCAACAGCATGATCAATTTTGGTTACTGCTCCCGGAGCATGGAGGACCCGAAAGCCTACGAGAAGCTGGTCAAGACAAGACTCGCCGCCAAGAAAGCAGGAGACAAGGACAAAGCTACGGCCCTTAAGCTCGTGGTCAACACGGTATTCGGGGCTATGCTTAACTATTACAACGCTCTTTGTGACAGATGGGCGGGCCGGTCGGTCTGCATAAGCAATCAGCTCGCTATGACTCAGCTCATTGTCATGCTTGCGAGGGCCTGCAGTTCTATCGACTTTCTGAACATCAACACGGACGGCATTATGTTTCTGATCGACAGGGTCGAGGACAGGAAAGCAGCCGACATTGTCGCCGAGTGGTCAAAGATAACAGGCTTTGAAATGGAGCGGGACGACTTCGTGAAGCTCTGGCAAAAGGACGTCAACAACTATATCGGCATCCTTGCAGACGGCAAGATGAAAACGAAAGGAGGGTTTGTATCACTTTATAAGGGCGGCAACTTCAAGACTAACTCAGAGGTCATTATCCATAAGGCCGTGGTCGAGTACCTGGTACACGGCAAGCCCGTCGAGGAGACTATCAGAGAATGTAAGAACATTTTCGACTTCCAGCGCATAGAAAAGACCGGCGGGTCCTACGAGGGAGCCTACCACTACGTCAATGACCAGAGGGTCAGGGTTCAAAAGGTCAACCGAATATATGCCGTAAAATCGGCCTCCTACGGTCGAATCGTCAAAGGCAAGTTAGTCACTGAGAAAAGAAAAAAAGACCCGCAGACGGGCAAAATGGTCGCTTACGCGGTCACTCCTGTATGGCAGGAGTCAACAATTTCTGACTGCCCGCCTCACGCATTTATCGACAACGAGAACACGCTGACAATCAGCTCTCTCGACCTTAATTACTATATCGACCGGGCAAAGGCCCGTGTAGATAAATACATCAACCTAGACCGAAAGGTCGCCAACAAGCTCGCCAAGATTAAGGAGGTAATAACTATCATGGCAGAAACAACAACACCCGCTATCGACTGGACCAAAGCGAACGTCTATCAGAAGCTCCTCGAAGCCCGTAGGCGGTTCCTCGCCTCCGCTCCCAAGAAGAGCGGCGTCAACCGTTACGCTGAGTTCAAGTATTTCACGCTCGAGGATATTATCCCGGTAAAGACTCAGATTTTCACTGAGCTGGGTCTTGTGGATACTATTTTCTTCAAAGAGGATCATGCTACGCTCGTGCTCTGCAGCACAGACGAGCCGGGAGATCTGATCGAGTTCCAGTCTACACTTGCTCCCGACGAGAGCCTTATCAAGAATCCGATCCAGAAGCTCGGGGCCATTCAGACCTACGTCAGACGCTACCTTTATATGCTGATGCTCGATATCGTCGAGGCCGACGTGATCGACGAGACGGCAGGCAAGCCCGAAGAGGATAAGCCCAAGAAGAACAACCGGCCCGCCTCTCCCGAGAAGAGAGAAGAGGTCAAGAAAGACCTGATCGACGAGGACGGCGACGCTACAGAGGTACAGATCAAGAGCATTAAGGCAGGTCTCAAGAAGCTCCGGGCCAAGGAGGGCGAGGACAACGAGCCTTACGTCAAGGCTACGGTCGCCAAGATCAAGGCGGGACTCAAGAAAGCCGAAGCTGAGGCCCTGCTCCTTGAGATCAGTGAGAAAGTGAAAGGATGATAAAAATATGGAAGAAAAGAAAGTAACCAATTCTAAAGTAATTGTCGTTCAGTTCGTCAATGATGCTGAGGAAGAGACCAGATATTTCAACGCCTATGACGAATATCACTGCGGTGACTTCGTAGTTGTTGAAACGGCCGGCGGTCTTTATGTAGGCGAGGTGGTACGTACTGACGTCTCCGACGATATCATTACAGGATACGAGGTTATTGACAGAGTGGATACGACAGGGTGGAGGACTCGTCAGAAAGCTCGTAATCAGAGAGCCGAGATTAAGAAAACTATCGAGGCTAAGATTGCTTCAAGAAAAGACGAAGCTCTTTATAAGCTCATGGCTAAAGATGATCCGGAGATCGCTGCTATGCTGAAGCAGTACCTGGCTCTCGGCGAGATCTTATGAACGTCTTAAAGCGTAGCAAGCTGGTAGCTCAGGGCCTTGCCGAGGGTAAGACGCTCCCGGAAATGTCCAAAATGTACGGCAAGAGCAAGACCGCTCTCAGCGCGAGGGCAAGCGACTATCTGAGGCTTATCAATAAGCCCTGGTATGACGCCGTAGCCGCTATGGATCTGCCCGACTTAGTCGGCGGCAAGTTCGTTTATGCCTTGGAAAAATACGAGGCTTATCATGGCGTAGATCTGACGCTCGACTATATTGCCGACAGCATGGATAACTACACTTTCGCCTCTCAGAAAGGGGTGGGCGTCGCTCTCAGTGCGGCCCTGTCCGAGCTCCAGCGGCGTATCAGAATTGAAAGAGTAATCAAAGAACAGTAAATTTTTAAGCCGGTTATCGAAAATTCAACAGGAGGTATCGAATGACCGAAGTTAACTATGTACCTAAAGAAACAATCGACGACCTTATTGCCCGGAGCGAGATCACGGTGAAAACGTTTTTCGGTAAGACGACAGTTGTCGCCATGAAACTGCCGAACGGGTTTGTACTCGTCGAGTCCTCTTCCTGCGTGGATCCTCTGAATTATGACGAGGCTATCGGGGTACAGATCTGTAAGCAGAGACTTGAGGCCCGGCTTTGGGAGCTTGAGGGCTACCGCCTGCAGGAGAGGCTTCATATGAAACGTTCTTTCCGAGACGCTGTATCATCATAAGATTTTTAAAAAGGAGAGTAACACACATGAGTAATTATCATTTTGAGGGCAACGTCGTAAAGCTCGACGAAATGCCGAAGAAATTCAAGAAGCTGACCGCTACGCGCTTCGCTACGGTCCTCGGGCTTAACGCCTGGTCTACGCCGTTTGAGGCATGGTGCGCTATCACGAGGACCTACGAGATCCCTTTCGAGGACTCTGTCTACACTATTGCCGGTAAGGTCATTGAGCCTAAGATTATCGCCTATCTGAACGACGTCATGTTTATGGACATTAAGAGCCCTACGGACGTCTACGGCCCGGACTACTTTAAAAAGACCTGGGGCGACTTCTTCCCGGATCAGAAAGCTCTCGGAGGAATGTGGGACGCTATCGGCGACGACTTCGTCGTAGAAATCAAGACGACCAAGAGAGCCGAAGACTGGGCTACGGACGTCCCGATCTACTATAAGCTGCAGGCCGCGCTCTACGCTTATCTGCTGGGCTTCGACAATATCGTCATGACGGCGAGCTTTCTTGAAGATAAGGACTATGCCAATCCCGAGCTCTTTGTCCCGAGCTTCAAGAATACGAAGATCTACGAGTTCAAGCTCTCCGAGGCTTTTCCCGACTTCGAGGACCGCTATGTAAAGCCCGCTCTGGCCTTTTGGACGGAGCACGTCGAGACAGGTATCTCTCCCGAGTTCGACGAGAAGAAAGACGCCGAGATCCTTAAGGCGCTCCGTAAGAACACGGTCGAGACTGCAGACGCTGACATTACCAAGCTGATCAATGAGGCCGACAGGCTCCAGGCGTCCGTGGACAAGGCCGAGGCCAAGCTCAAGGAGAAGAAAGACCGTCTTAAGGAAATCGACGCTCAGGTCAAAGAGTACATGAATAAGCAGTTCCGGGACGGTGACAAGAAAGTCGAGATTACTGGCAAGAAGTACACCTGGACTCTTACAAGGTCCACGAGGAGCTCCGTGGATACTGCGGCCCTTAAGAAAGCCGGCATCTATGACCAGTACATAAAGACCAGCGAGACGCTGACCTTAAAGAAAGCACTTATCGAGGAGGTAGCAAAAGCATGACAGGCAGAAAGAAACACGCTGAGAGGTCCCATAAGACCTACAGAAAGAATCAGATCCCGGTGAGCCTTAATCGTCTGTCCATCCGCGGGCAGTATCCCGGTCTCAACTTCGGCGGTCTCCTGGGAGCGCTGCTTAAGAGGGCAGGACGTACCCGTGAGAGCAAGGCCGCGAGGGAGGGCTGATATGGACACAAAGCCTATAGCCCTTAAGCATATCGTCGGCGGCGACACTATCGGCGGCAGGCTTCGGACTCTCAGAATGGAGCACGACCTGAGCGTCAAGGCCCTGAGCTTCGAGATTGACTTTACGGAGCAGAGCATACGGATTTGGGAGAAAGGGTCTCTGCCTCAGACACAGGCTGTCATGGCCTACAGCGAGTATTTCGGAGTCTCAACAGACTGGATCCTTTACGGCAAGGAGTCCGAGGACCGTTTCACCAGTTAAAACAGGGGCCCGTCTTACGGGGCGGGCCTGTTTAAAGAAAGGAAAATAATATGAAGTTTGAGAAGTTTTTAAAATCTATCGGCGTACACGGATACGTCTACGTCAGAGCAAACGGTGACAAGTGGCTTATCGGTAGCGGCGTCGGCATGATTGTCCCGGCTGGATTTAAGCCTTTCCTCGGAGGGACGACAGTACCCGGTAAGACCGGCGAGGTCGTCGAGGCGATTGTCCGCGCCGACTGTGACGAGATCCTTAAGCTCACAAAGGCAGAGCTCCCGGCAGACGGTAAGGCGAGCGACATTATGAGAGTCTTTACCAGTCCGTACAGCAAGATCAAGATTCACAACTGTGACTTCGGTCTGATTGAGAAGTCGGACGTCAATCTGTCCTATCTCGAGATCGAGGACGACGACCTCAATACTCTCAAGTATATGGTCGTTTTCGACGGGTCCCAGGAGTCTGTAATCGGTTTTATCCGCGGCATTGATGAACAGTAAGCAAAGAAAGAGAGGGCTTTAAAATGGCAAAAATCAAGTTATCCGAGGGCGGTTTCTCCCTTATTCCTGAGGGAGTCCATACATTCAAGATTACCGAGGTCGAGTATAAAGAGGACTTCGGTAAGATGAAAGTCACAATGCAGACCAAGGACGGCAAGAAGCATACGGAGCAGTTCAGTCTCCTCACTCAGAAAGGCGAGGTCAACGAGGGGGCCGTCAAGGCGTTCTCCTACTTTGCAAAGACAGCTCTGAACAACTTCAACCTCGACGAGATCGACGATCAGGACCTTGTAGGCTGCTACATTACCGCAACTGTCAAGCACGAAGAGTTTGAGTCCAACAAGAATCCCGGCAAGATGCTCAAGTCCGCAAGGCTGAGTGACTGGACGCCTGCCGCCGGCTTCGGCAACGGTGAGTACAAGAATATTGCTAAGGCCGTGGAAGAGGACGAGGACGATCTCGACGACTTCCTTGACGACTGATGCAGAAACCGGAGGGAAAGCTCCAGTCTAAGGCTATCGAGTATCTGCAGAGCAGAGGTATTTACTACCTCAATCTGTACGGGGATGGCATGAGCGGAAGAGGTAAGCCCGACCTGATCGCCTGCATAGGCGGGCGCTTCGTGGCCTTTGAGTTAAAGGTCGGGGCCAATTATATGAGTGACGCGCAGAAGATCCACAAGCTGAGGATCGAGCGCTCAGGGGGCTTACACTTCTCTCCGTATACACTGGAGGAATTTATTAAGATAGTGGAGGATATCGAAAAATGAAAAATGTTGCGTTAAAGGTCGTCAGCTTCGAGGAGGCCGTGAAGCTCAACAACCAGGGGACGAGGGTCTACGCTATGAACGTCCCGAAAGAGAAGACGCCGACCGTTAAGTCTTTCCAGAGACTTACGGTCAAGGAGGCCGTCGGCGAAGAGATCCTGCTTTTCATCATTGAGGGGGTGTGACCATGACCAAAGAGGAAAGAATCACAGTTTATAAAAAGTTCATGCCGTCGGGCTTATGGGCCGAGGACTGTTTCATCAAGCAGCTCGATAAGATCGGATTCTTTACGGCTCCCGCTTCACGGAGCTTTCACGGCAATTATGAGGGAGGGCTCTTTGATCATTCTTTCGCTGTAGCCAAGTATCTTGTAGAGCTGACCGAAAAGCTCGGCCTCAAGTGGCAGAAAGAAGACTCTCCCTATATCGTCGGTATGCTTCATGACCTCTGCAAGTGCGGCCAGTATAAGCCGGTAGGCGAGAAGCGTACTAACTGGGAGCACGTCGGCGCCCTGGTCATTCCGGGGCACGGTGAGAGGTCCGTCATTATGGCTCAGAAATGGCTCTATCTTACCGACGAAGAGATCGCCTGTATCCGCTGGCACATGGGAGCATACGAGACCGATACGAGGCTCTGGCAGTGCTATAACCTTGCTATGAAGCTCTATCCTAACGTCCTCTGGACGCATACCGCCGACAACTATGTAAGTCAGGTCCTTGAGGTCTAAGCATGGACGACATGAAAGTAAACGCCGAGAAATACTCGGATCCGACGGCCTACGGGGCCTACAAGAACATACAGAAAGGCCAGGAGGCTCTTGTTAGCGGACTGGCCTATACCATTTACCGGGTCGCTCATCTTGCCGGGTTTCACGTCGAAAGTATAGTGCTTGTGGACAACAAGACCGGCAAGCGGTTTAAAAAGAGAGGTAAAAAGAATGACATTATTTAAAAGAGAAGACGTCGAGAGAGTCTTAAAGACGGCTCCCGGAGTAGGAAACAGGGCGCTCAGTAAGTTAGACCTTATTGATCCTGTTGAGGCTATTCCTATCGAATGGCTTGAGGGCCGCATTAAGAAAGACCGGGAGGGTAACGCTGTAGACCTCATGGAGGCTGCCTACCTCGAGGACACGGTGAAAGCCTATAAGAAAGAACAGAACAATCCGACAACTCAGAGCGGCGGCTGTACTGCCGACTACTGCTCTATCTGATAAAAGGGAGGGGTTTCCCTCATGCAATACGTTATTTTAGACGACCAAAAGAAAGCGACTCATCACTTTAAAGATGGCGAGGGAGCCAAGAGCTGGAAAGAGGCTAAAGACTTCGACAACGTCGGTCTTATAGTCCCGAAGCCCTTTATAGTCCTCGACTTCGACACAAAGAGCGACGCCGATATCATGCTTAAGATCGTGGACGGCCTCGGCCTCAAGTGCAGAGTCATGAAGACCACAAGAGGGTATCACTTCTGGTTCCGCTCGGAAGAGCCGTGGAAGAATTTCAAAAAGACCCGCCTTGCTATCGGTATCTTTTCGGATTGCCGCTCACACAGTAAGAACGGCTACGTCAAAATAAAGTCTGACGGCGTCATGCGCGAGTGGATCAGAAAGGTCCCACAGGAAGAGATACAGGAGGTCCCGAAGTGGCTTTATCCTGTCAGCAATCCCGGTCACAACTTCGAGTTCAAAGGGATGCACGACGGCGACGGACGCAATCAGGAGCTTTTTAATTATATCGTCTATCTGCAGACCAAGGGCTTTAAGCGGGATGAAATCAAGGAGACAATCGAGATCATTAACGACTATGTCTTTGACGACCCGCTCCCGGAAAGTGAGATAGCGACTATCTGCCGGGACGAAGCCTTTAAACCCGACGAGGAAATCGAGAAGCAGACCAAAGAGAAAGCAAAGAAAGTTTCTTTCTCGCACAACGAGTTTGGCGACGAGCTGATTGAGGCGTACAACATCAAGACAGTAAACGGCCAGCTCTACGTCTACGAGGACGGCTACTATCAGCGGGATGAAAGAATCATAGAGGGCAAAATGATCGAGCTCTTCCCGGGTATCCGTCAGACCCAGCGGGCCGAGGTCCTCAGCTATCTGAGAATCAAGACCCATACAAAGCTGAATGACATAAAGGTCAATCCCTACGTGATAAATCTTAAGAATACCCGTCTTGATATAAGGACCGGCAAGTGCTTAGAGTTCACGCCAGGCGCCTTGGAGTTCGACAGGATCCCGGTGGTCTACGACCCGTCGGCCTATTGTGCTGACCTCGACAAAATGCTCAACCGGGTATTTTGCGGGGACAGAGAGGTCATAGATCTTTTCGAGGAAATGGCCGGGTACTGCCTCATCAAGTCGGCAAGATACCAAAAGGCGTTTATCCTTGTCGGCTCCGGGTCCAATGGTAAGAGTACGATACTCAACCTCTTGGAGGCGTTCCTGGGAGCGGGAAACTTCTCGACGCTGCCTCTTGAAAAAGTTTGTGATCGCTTCAACATGGCAGAGCTTGAAAATATGCTTGCCAACATAGGCGACGATATCGACAATGTCACAATCCGGGACTCAGGTACGCTTAAAAAGATGATATCGGGCGAGAGCTTGACCGTAGAGCGCAAAGGCGAGAGACCTTTTAAGCTCGCTCCCTATGCAACTCATATCTACAGCGCCAATGCTATCCCGAGGTCCTTTGACAAAAGCGAGGGCTTCTACAGACGGTGGCTTCTGGTCCCGTTCAATGCCAAGTTCTCGAGTGAGGACGGCGACTATGATCCTCTTATCTATGACAAGATCACTACCGAGACGGCCCTGTCCTATCTCCTTAATATCGCTATCAGAGGAGCCCGGAGGCTTCTTAAGCGGGGCAAGTTCACAGAGCCTCAGAGCGTAAAGGACGCCCTGGACTCCTACCGGACAGACAACTCGACAACTCTTAGTTGGATCGAAGACAAGGGCCTCGAGGCCGACTACTTCTTAGAAAACTCGACGGACAAGCTCTACAGCGACTTTTCGGACTGGTGTAAAACGTCGGGCATCAAGGCCGCAAACATGACCGGCAAGAAGACATTTAATAAGGAAATCATTAACAAGTTCGATTTTGAAGAACGGGCCCGGCAGAAGTCAGACGGCAAGCGCTACTTCGTGGTCCGTATCGACTGAGGTAAAACCAATGGCAATTAACGTTATCTTTTGCGACAAGCGCGGAAAGGGTTTCAGACTGGACGCTACGGCTCTTCATGAAAGAGTGATAGACGAGGCTGCTCAGGTCTCAGAGCAGTATCTCACCTGTCCTCACTGTGAATCAGAATATACATTCTTTATCAAGGATCCCGAAATTGAAAGAATGATACACGTCAAGAAGCCCGACATAAAGAAAATCAAAGCATACGAGGACCGCTTACTTGAGCGGTATGCTCCACAGTTTAAAAGAAAGGGTAACAAGAAATGAGTGAAGAAATCAAAGAAGTAATCAGCCAGCTCGAATATGACCGGGATATGTGTATGTTCAATCCCGAGACCGGCGAGAATGAGCCCATGAGCGAAGACTGCAGAAAGAGCGCTGAAGCGCTGACTTTCGCTATCAACTATTTGAAAGCAGCTCTGCCGAGAACGAGGCCCGTCTTTGAAGAGGGGGACGTGATCGTCCATTATAAGCGCTTCGATTATCCTGCCGAAGTGCTTAGAGAGCATCCTGAGTTTGGTCTCTACAGATACCTGGGCACGGCTTACGACTGTACCAACGAGACGACAGACCTCATTATCTACCGGGCCGAGTATGGTAGTAAGAAATTTTTCATAAGGTCTGCCGGCGACTTCTATTCGTTTGTTCCGACTGTAGGACGGTTTCGCTTTGATAAATGGGAGGGAAAGTAAATGGATATCAGAATTACAGATCACGGTAATATTTGGGTAGACGGCAAACAGTATATCGGTCTTGACCGCATGAATCAGCTCTTGCAGGAGAGAGGAGCTATCGACTACGACAGGATACAGGCCATTGTAGCCGAAGCTGTAAAGACGCCGGACATTACCGAAGAACAGGCAAGGGCCTTTTGCAAGGCTCGCAACTGGACAATCTATGATAACGCACTTCTCGACGACAGACTCGCCTCTCAGTATCGCCTTGGCTATCATGCAGGCGCCAAGGATGCAGACGAACGGTTTGAGGCTCTTAAGGTCAAGTTTAATGAGGACCTTGGAGCTCTTAAGACCGCAAACTCAAAGTTGAAAGTTGATTTTGCGAACGAGATTTTTGAGGGCCTTATCAAATGGATCCAAGAGAATAAGATCGGATACACGGCAGATGATTTTGCACTGATCAAGACAGGCATTGACGCCGCAAGGTCCGTCATTCAGTCTCAGTTGACGCCCAACGAGATCCGAAGCCTCTTCGGCCTCCCGGCAATCCCGTCTCCCGAAGTCCAGAGCGATAAGCCCGCCGGTGACGGGTGCGGCTTCGTAGATTAAGGAGGCAGGGCATGGACGAAATCAAATTAAAGCCCTGTCCCTTTTGCGGAAGTGAGGTACACATTACCAAGGGAAGGGCAAGGTTCTTCAAAGGCCGAGCAAAAGTGAATAAATACAAGAGATATTACGCTATCGGCTGTTCTGACCCGGACTGTATTCTTTACAGTACAGAACGATACGCAAGGCTGTTCTTTACGGTAAGCGAGGACGGCCTTTATACCATAATAAAAAGATGGAACAGGAGGGCCGAGCATGACTGACGAAGAGAGGCAGGCAGCTATCAAATGGTTCAAAGGCAGGCCCGTTACAATGTCGGGCGCGAAGAAAATGTATGCCCTGGCTGTTGAAGCGCTGGAACAGCCGACACGGACTGACTGTGAATACTGCCATACAGACCGGGATGGATACGTCTTTCCGTTAGAGAAAAACTCTCACGCTTTTATTGACCGTGACAAGATTGTTTTAAAGGCCAATGGATAGCGAGGAGAAGCAAAGATTAAGTATTGTCCTATATGTGGGAGGAGGCTGACATGACACATAATCTTAAAATACGCCTTACATTTGCCGACGCCGTTCTCAGAGGCGATAAAACCTTTGAGATCCGCAAGAACGATAGAGGCTTTCAGAAGCACGACAAGGTCACGTTTGACGTAATAGACGACTACGGGAGACATTTGCAGCACGGCCTCAATCACAGGCTTTACCGTATTGGTTACGTTCTGAACGGCTGGGGCCTTGGAGCTGACTACTGTGTTTTCTCAATCGAGCCTGCAGACGTCGTAGCTCCGGAGCCCAAAGCCGGGACCATCGAAGCTATCCCGCTCGACTGGATCCATAACTATCGGGATAAGCAGTTATTGAGTCAGACTCAGTTTGACGCTATCGACCGTATGATATCGGTATGGGTAGTAGAGCAGGAGGCCGAGCATGATCGAGGTTGATAAACACTTTGTCCCCGGCGTTTGCTGGGCCTGTGGCGGGCCCGACGATACAGGCCGGAACATTGTCCGCATTGTCGCTAAGCATGACAACATGAAACAGGCGCTTTGCCTCTGTACTGACTGCCGGCATACGCTCGCTAGTCAGCTCCTTGGTCTTGATAAGACCGCCCAGGGGACAGAGAGCAACGCTACCGTTTTCCTTAAGGTTTTCGCCGGGGCATATCCGTCCGACCTCTGGTCGAAAGGTCCTAAAGACTTCTATAAATGGTGCAGTGAGGAATATAAGGGAGGATATAAAGGATATGATCAATGTGATTTCGATTGCAGTCGCTTATCTCAGCGGCCTCGTGGGCGGCTTTGTCGTAGCTGCCATCCTTTTCGTAGGCACGAGGTAAGCGTCATGGATGCAGACGATTATTTTATTATCGGGACCTATCTGCTCGGAGTGGTTACGGGGCTTGCCCTTTGTGCGCTCCTTGCGGGAATATGAACGATATTCCGATAACAAAAACTCTGAGAAAGTGACCTGATTCTGTTATGGATTCTGTTATGGATTCTGTTATGACGGGTCGTGAAAAAGTTTTTCATAACAAAAACAGGGTCAGCATAACAAAAACTTTTCTGATTCTGTTATGGATTCTGTTATGGAAAATCCATTAACTGTTAATGGAAAACGAGTAATTCGGTAAAGTATATTTTACAAAATGTAAGGTGCATAACAGAATAACATAATTATTTCTAATTTATATAATTAATTAATAATATATATAAATATATATAGAAATATAGAATATATAAGGAATTGGGAATTTTTTTTGTTATTCTGTTATGTTTGCAATTTAGCGTTAACATCTGAGAGGTAAAAGCTCATGGACGATAATACGCTCACTGAGCGCGACGAGAAGAAACGGGTATTGAAAAGATACCGGAGAAAGATGGAAATGATCGCCCGGCTCGAGGAAAGAGCAAGGGCGCTGGACAGGAAGATAGACGGCCTCAGGTCGCCGAGCCTCTCGGGTATGCCGCGCGGAGGCAAGGCTCTTACGAGCGAGGACCTGATAGCCGATAAGGTAGACCTTGAAAGGAGGATAGAAAAACAGAAGCTCGAGGGCGGCAAGCTCAGACGAAAGACTCTTGATCTGATAGACCAGGTGGAAGACGTGAGACGGGGCGAGGTCCTTGAGGACTATTTTATCTACGGCATGAGCTTCGGCCAGATCGCCGAAGAGATGGGCTACACTCAGAGACATATTATAAGGCTCTACGGTGAAGCTATCGACATGATTACATTGTGCGACGATTCGGTTTAACGTCACTAAATAATCAGTTAATTGTCACTATACATACAGGGAGCAGAGTGCTAGGATGGTACTCGACGAAAGTCCATTATGTTACTCTCCTTTTTGTTTAGGCTGTGCAGAGAAGAGATCAGACGCGAAGAAGCGCCTGGTCTCTTTTCTGTTTTCGGAGGACCATGTTACTTAAGCAGTGCGGACGATGCAAGCGCCTTATCCCATACGGCAAAGCATACTGTGAGACCTGTGAGCCCATTGTCAAGGCCGAGCGCGATAAGAGGCACGAGGCCAGGAAGATGGAGGCAGACAGGCGGTATAACAAGAAGCGGGACCCGAAGTATGAACGGTTCTATAACTCAAAGGAGTGGAGGCGGCTGTCAGCGGCACGGGTGCAGGCCGACGGGTTTCGGTGCGTGAAGTGCGGAGCCTGGGCTTCGGAAGTTGACCACATCATACCGATACAGACCGAGGACGGATGGACTAAGAGATTCGACTGGGACAATCTGCAGAGTCTTTGCGTGGACTGCCACAACGAGAAGCACGGACGTTTCAAGTCGAAGAGAAAGAAAGCAAAAGATAAATCAATCATCACAATTTGACCTCGAAACTGCCGTTTTAAGACGTTTTGATGTAAAGTCGATATAGTTATCGAAAATGCGAGAAAAACGTCTCTATGAGCCTAAAAGGACGCTTAAAAAGGCAGGGGGTGGGTCAAAAAGTACAGGGCTAGCGGGGGACAA